GCTTGAGCTACCATGAACATCCGGGTCGTAGTATGAAGTTCTCATTCGTTTCCCTTTCACCTCATTGTCCTTGTTGATTGCTTCCACTTCCATTGCTTCCTCTTCCTGTTCTACAGAATCCTGTTCCCTTTCCACCACCCCCCCTTCCTGTTCCTTTGCCGCTTCCCTTTCCACCCCCCCCCCTTCCTGTTCCTTTGCTGCTTCCGCTTCCACCACCCCCTCTTCCACTTCCTTTGCTGCTTCCGCTTCCACCACCCCCTCTTCCACTTCCTTTGCTGCTTCATGTTCTTCCTTTTCTTCTGTTGTAAGACTCTTGTCCATAGTGACATCTATCTTGTCGTCGTTCCCCTTACTGCTCGCGTCACCCACAATGGGCTTGCCCGACTTCTTCTTCTTTTTGGAAGATTTTTTCGGGACAACCGTCTTTGTTGACGTCTTCGACACAGTGGTTGTTGTCGAAGAAGAGTCAGGAGACTTCTTTCGTGCGATAGCAGCAGCCGTCACCCTATCCCATACTCTTCCAAACGCCATTTTGCCAAGTGTCTCTTCGCGGTTGTCTCTTCGGTGAAAAATACAAAAATAGGGTTTCAATTTGTTTTGATTCGTGTGGATTTTTCATTTTTGATATTTTTGCATAAAAAATAAAAATAATTATATAAATTGTAAAATATTAAATGACATTATGAACAATATGGATACAAAATGAATGATTTTAAAGCCTTGGAGATGTAAAATAGCACAAAAATGATTATTTTTATTATGTATTATTATCAAACATAAAACATAATACTGTAAAATTACTGCTGTTAAATATTATTTTTTGATATTTTGCACACCATCTTCTCTTTATTTTTTCGTAATAATAAAAATACCACCAGTATTTTTCAATAGTTCTTCTATGAAATGAAAACTGGAAAAGAATGATGTTTTTTTCAAAAATCTAGGAAGGGTGGGGGAGAGAGAGGGGGGGTAAAAATGAGTATTCTACGTCACAAAATTGAGTATTTAAGAAATAAATTATAATATTATTATAGTAATAAAAAGAGAAATTTTTGTATATAATGATATTTAGTTGCTCAATTTGCAATTACATTACTGACAGAAAGTTTAATTTACAACGACATGTCAATAACAAACATTGTCAAAAATTAAAAAAACAACAAATTTCTCAAAACGTACAAAAAGACATCCAAAATGAAGAAAATGACATCCCAAAAGAAGAAAATGACATCCCAAAAGAAGAAAATGACATCCCAAAAGAAGAAAATGACATCCCAAAACAAGAAAATGACATCCCAAAAATTTACGTCTGTGAAACTTGTAACAAAACTTATAAAACTAAAAAATATTTGAAAGAACATGAAAGAAACTGTAATAAAATTGATAATTTAACTTGTCCAAGGTGTATGATATCTTTTACACATAGAAACAATAGAAATAGACATATTAAAGCAGGTAAATGCAAAGCAAGAAGTATATTACACGCTCGAACACCAAATATCCAAAACATTACAAATAACAATAATATTCAGAATAATATTCAGAACAATTTTATAATCAACAACTTTGGATCTGAAAGAATAGATCACATATCACATGAAGAAATAATAAAAATGCTTAAATCTGGTATAAATACTGTTCCTATGTATATTAAAAAGAAACATTTTGACAAAGACTTTCCAGAAAACAAAAACATAAAATATACAATTGATAACAAATGTCAGGTTTTAGAAGAGAATTCGTGGAAAGAAAAAGATATTAATTTACTTTCGAATAATCTAATGAAAGATAATACCGAGGTGTTATTGATGTATTGTGACAATAATGAAATAAAACTATTAAATGAAATCAAAGATGTTGAAAAATATGATCATATACGAAATAAACTTTTTATAATATACAATAAAACAGATAATGAGAAATATAATAAAGTTCTGACAAAAATAAAAGAATTGATTAAAGATTCATAAACAAGAAAAAACACTGTTTTTTCACAAGTCTAGAAAGGGATAGGGAGAGAGAGAGGTAAATTTATCTTTTTTTTGTGGTGTAAAATTCATATAAAAAGATAAATAAATTATGATCATAATATAATACAATTGATAGGTATGCCGTTTTTTATCACTAAATGTGACTTCTGTGATTATATAACAGACGTTAAATGTAATTTGAAAAGACATCAAAATGCTAAGCATAAACACGAAATGTTAGAAAAACAACAACTTTCAGAAAATGAAGAAAAAGTCAACCCAAATGAAGAAAAAGTCAACCCAAATGAAGAAAAAGTCAACCCAAATGAAGAAAAAGTCAACCCAAATGAACAAAAAGTCAGCCCAAATGAAGAAAAAGTCAGCCCAAATAATTTACAGTGTGAAAAATGTAACAAAACCTATAAAACATTGAAATATTTATTTAATCATGAGAAAAGTTGTAACAAAGTAGATAGTCTTACTTGTCCTAAATGTATGATTTCTTTTACGACAAAACAGGCTAAATCAAGACATATTAAGGCTGGTAAATGCAAAGCAAGAAGTATATTACACGCACGAATACCAAATATCCAAAACATTACAAATAACAATAATATTCAGAACAATATTCAGAACAATTTTATAATCAACAACTTTGGATCTGAAAGAATAGATCATATATCACATGAAGAAATAATAAAAATGCTTACATCTGGTATAAATACTGTTCCTATGTATATTAAAAAGAAACATTTTGACAAAGACTTTCCAGAAAACAAAAACATAAAATATACAATTGATAACAAATGTCAGGTTTTAGAAGAGAATTCATGGAAAGAAAAAGATATAGGTTTGCTTTCAAATAATCTAATGAAAGATAATACAGAGGTTTTACTAATGTATTGTGACAATAATGAAATAAAACTATTAAATGAAATAAAGGATGTTGAAAAATACGATCATATACGGAATAAACTTTTTATAATATACAATAAAACAGATAATGAGAAATATAATAAAGTTCTGACAAAAATAAAAGAATTGATTAAAGATTCATAAACCATTTATAAGTTTTGAAACGTTGAAAAAAATTATTTAATTATTTATACCATTTTGTGGTCAACCATGTGTTTTAGTATTTTGGCAACAAGAGATGCTTTTTTGATATTAACTATCTTTCCATCTTTCTTTTTAGTTACAGCTAATTTAAGTTTTCTAGCTTTTTCTCTTAATTGATCACAAGTCATTTTATTGAGTTTTTCTCTTTTTTTAGCAACTTTGCTTGCACCTCCATTTTGACTAGAATTATCCTTTTGTATTTCATTCATTGCTTGTCCAAAAGCATTTTGTAATTGATCGAACATATCTTCCTAATATAATAATATATAAAAATTAAGGAAATTAAAAATCGGCATCAATTGTGAATTTTCTAATTTCAGCATGAGATTGTTTACTACCTACATTTGCTTTACTATACTGAGAAACTCGACTTTCAAAGAAGTTTGATTTTGTTTCAATGGAAATACGTTCCATAAAAGGAAATGGATTATTCGAATTCCAGATCTTTGAATAATTCAATTGTGACAACAACCTGTCTGCGACAAATTCAATATATGTTTCCATAAGTAGTGAATTCATACCAAGCATTGAACATGGAATACTTTCTATGATAAATGCCTTTTCTACTTCAACAGCCTCTCTAAAGATTTTGTGCACAGTTTCTTCAGGCAATCTGTCTTGAATCATAGAATAAAGTAATACAGCAAATTCTACATGCATTCCTTCATCTCTACTAATAAGCTCATTTGAAAATGCTAGTCCAGGCATGAGACCTCTTTCTTTGAGCCAAAAAATGCTACAGAATGCTCCACTGAAGAAAACACCTTCAACAACAGCGAAAGCAATCAATCTCTGTGAGAACAGCGAGTCTTCATCATTAATCCATTTGAAACACCAATCGGCTTTCTTTTTGATACACGGAATACATTGAATAGCATTAAAACACGTGTCTTTTTCTACAGGATCTTTGAAATAAGTATCAATCAGAAGTGAATATGTCTCTGAATGAATGTTCTCAATTGCCATTTGAAAAGCATAAAAGAATTTTGCCTCAAGTGGTTTTACCTCATTCAAAAATCTCTCTCCTAGATTAATATTTACAATAGTATCACTTGAACTGAAAAAAGCCAAGATATTTTTAATGAAATTCCTTTCATTTTCACTTAGTTTGTTAAAGTGATCAATATCTTTGCTAAGGTCAATTTCTTCGACACTCCAGAAAGAACTTACAGCTTTTTTATACATCTCCCATATGTTTTCATACTTGATTGGAAATATTGTAAGCCTATCTTCTTCATCTCTCAAAAGAACTTCTGACTGCATTGTTATTATATTATATGTATATATTTTTATATCAAAATATTTTTATGATATTTTTAACATATTTTTTAAGAAGAGCAAAGCATGCATGTGCCATCATTTTGCTCAATACATTTCTTTTTGTTATTTTTTCTAACAAATTCTGGATCAATCGTAAATTGTTGAGTTTGAGCTCTAGGTCTAGTCCTCAAATAATAAGATCCTGTCTTCAAACCCGATGCCCAAGAATAGAAATGCATACTAGATAGCTTTTGAAAGTCAGGTTCTTCCATGAAAATATTCAAACTCTGTGTTTGACAGATATACATACCCCTGTCAGCTGACATATCAATAATATTTTTTTGTTTGATTTCCCATGTTGTTTTATAAATTTGCTTGATATTATCTGGTATGTTATCAATGTTTTGAATACTTCCATTGTTGAAAATAATGATGTCCTTCATTTCTTTATTCCATAGTCCTAGATCTATTAAATCTTTCACAAGATATTTATTGATTACTATGAATTCACCACTCAATGTTTTACGTTGAAAAATATTATTTGTAAAGGGTTCGAAACTTTCATTGAAGCCCATGATTTGCGATGTAGAAGCAGTTGGCATTGGTGATACAAGTAGACTGTTTCTCAACCCATGTTCCATAATATTCTCCCTCAATTTATCCCAATCATATCTATTGGAAGGTTGTTTATCCCATAGATCAAATTGGAATTTTCCAAATGACATTGGACTTCCTTCAAATGAACTGTAAGCACCTACATATTTACTGTGAATAATGTCTTTCTCAAATTCATTTACGTATTTTGTAATATTAGGATCGTTTTCAGCAATCATTTGTTTAATAACAGTTGCACGTTTCTTTGATATCTCCATAGATCCTTCTACAGCACTGTGATAAATAGTTTCAAAAATATCCTTATTTAATTGTTTTGCTTCAACACTTTCATAAGGAAACTTGAATTGAACAAAAACGTCTGCTAGACCTTGAACTCCAATGCCAATCGGGCGGTGTTTCAAATTTGAAACTCTTGCCTTTTCGATAGGATAAAAATTTCTATCAATTACTTTGTTCAAATTTTTGGTTATTACCTTCACAGTTTCGTGCAGTTTCTCAAAGTTGTAATATACCTCGCCATTTTCTTTTTTTTCAACAAATGATGCAATACAGATAGATGCAAGATTGCATACACCTGTCTCTTCAGGAGAAGAATATATGATGATTTCGGCACAAAGATTACTTGATTTAATGGTTCCAAGATTCTGTTGGTTGCTTTTCTTATTTGCCGCATCTTTATAAAGAATATATGGTACTCCTTGTTCGATTTGAGCCTCTAGAATTTTAAACCACAGTTCTTGTGCATTCATTTGTTTTGTGAATTTACCTTCTTTTTCGTATTTCTCATACAGTTCTTTGAACTCGTCGCCACATACATCACTTAGTCCACGACATTCATCAGGACACATGAGAGACCATTTCATGTCATTTTTGACTCTCTCCATAAATAAATCAGGTACCCATAGAGCTAAGAACAAATCACGACACCTATCTTCTTCATTGCCGTGATTTTTCTTAAGTTCCAAAAATGCTTCCACATCAGTATGCCATGGCTCTAAATATACTGCGATGCTTCCTTGTCTTTTACCAGCCTGATCAATATACCTCGATGTATTATTGAAAACTCTCAGCATAGGAATAATACCATTTGAAATACCATTAGTGCCACGAATATGACTTCCT